TAGGCGTTGAAGTAATGGCCTACACTAGCGAAGACCACGACGGTGATATGTGGATATATGAAATTGTATTAGAATCTCAAATTGACGAAGAAGAAGGTGATGCAATATCAAAAGAATTATCATTAGAGTTTCCTGAACTAGATTTTACATTTGAAGCAAGTCTAGAAGTATAATGCTAATAGAAGTACATTTTACTGGCGACCAGTTCGTCGCATACGATCCTTCAGGAAACCAAGTTACTGATACACAAATCCTTAATCAAATATCTATGGAACCACATACAGGCACTAAAGGTGTTTATGTTGTTGACGTAGACCTACCAAATGGCTACAATCCTAAGCCAGAATTAAATATTAAAGTAAACACATTTATAAAAGATTGACTTTGCCTATATTTCTGTTATAATATATTTTCCACTAATAAATATAGATACAGACACATACAGGGTATATAATATGGCATTTAATAAAACTTTTAACCAAGAAGAAATCGCAAGATTAAAAAAACTTATCAGCGAAGGAGATCAAGTCCTTCATGAAGTAGACGCTCTTAACACAGGATTAAGAGAAACTGTAAAAGCAATCGCAGAAGAGATGGATCTTAAACCAGCAGTATTAATGAAGGCTGTTAAGGTTGCTCATAAGGCATCATTTACAGATGAATACGACAAATTTGACGAACTAGAAACTATTTTAGAGTCAGTCGGTAAAACACTTTAATACATTGACAAACCACATGCTATGCTGTATAATAGCATTATGAGGATACCACATCTATGAGTTATGTAGACGCATTTTACGAACAAGGCAAAGATATTGTTACTGTCGTAGAACGTGTGGATGGTAAAAGGGTAATTAAAGAACTTAAACCTGAACATAACTTTTACTATGGTGATCCACAAGGTAAACATAAAAGTATTTTTGGACACCCTGTTACTGAAGTAAAATGTCAAAATATTAAAGACTTTAAGAAGAACGTAGGCATTAATAAACATAACGGACTATATGAAAGCGACATACGTCCTATTAATAAAACATTAGCACAACATTATCTAAATGTTGATGCTCCTAAATTACAAACAGCATTTTTTGATATTGAGGTAGACTTTGATCCAAGTAGAGGATTTAGTAGTCCTGATGATCCTTTTACTCCTATAACTGCAATAGGTGTTTACTTGCAATGGATGGAGGCAATGGTTTGTTTGGCAGTTCCGCCTAAAACATTATCGTGGGAACAAGCAATAGAAGTTGCAAAGCCTTTACCTGAAGTAATGTTATTTAAAACAGAAAAAGAAATGTTAGAAGCATTTTTAGATATTATAGATGATGCAGATGTTTTAAGTGGTTGGAACTCAGAAGGATATGATATTCCTTATGTAATTAATAGAATTACTAAAACATTAGGCAAAGCAGAAACAAGACGTATGTGTCTGCTTAAAAAACTTCCTAAAGAAAGACAGTACGAAAAGTTTGGTAAAGTTACAAGCAGTTACGATTTAATTGGTAGAATCCATTTGGATTATTTGGAACTGTATAGGAAATACAACTATGAGGAAAGGCATAGTTATAGATTAGATTATATTGGTGAAATGGAAGTAGGCGAAAAGAAAGTAGCCTATGAAGGAAGTTTGGATAGATTATATAATCATGACTTCCTAAAGTTTTTAGAATATAATATACAGGACGTTTTATTGTTAGATAAAATGGATAAAAAATTACAGTTTATTGATTTAGCAAATATTATTGCACATGAGAATACAGTTCTAATACCAACAACAATGGGTGCGGTTGCAACAACAGAATCTGCAATCATTAACGAAGCACATAGACGTGATATGGTTGTTCCTGATAGAAACAAAGCGGCGGAAAAAGATACGGCGGCTGGTGCCTTTGTGGCAACTCCTAAAAAAGGCTTTCATGAATGGATAGGTAGTATGGACTTAAACTCCCTATACCCTAGTGTTATTCGTGCCTTGAATATGGGAGGAGAAACTATTGTTGGGCAACTTAGAGATGACTATACGATAGAAGAAATAACAAATGCACAAAAATTAGAAAAGAAGAGTTTTGCAGACGCCTGGCATGGTAAATTTGCAACTAATGAGTTTGAATTTGTTAGAAACAAAGATGTAGATCACAAAATGATTTTGGATATGGAAGATGGTTCCACACACGAAGTAACTGGTGCAGACGTTTACAACTTAATATTTAATAGTGGACAACCATGGTGTTTAAGTGCTAATGGTACTATATTTAAAACTGACTTCCAGGGTATTGTTCCAGGACTACTTGAACGTTGGTACAAAGAAAGACAAGAAATGCAGGCAAAGAAGAAGTCTGCAAGTAATCCAGAGGAACAAGCATTTTGGGATAAAAGGCAGTTGGTTAAAAAGATTCAGTTGAATAGTTTGTATGGTGCCTTATTAAATCCTGGTTGTAGATTTTATGATAAACGTATAGGACAAAGTACAACATTAACAGGTAGAAGTATTACACAACATATGGCGGCAGAAACAAATCGTATGCTTACTGGCATATATGATTATGAGGGTGATACTATTGTATATGGTGATACTGACTCTGTTTACTTTACTGCCGTTCCTGCCCTTCCTGAAGGTGAAAAACTTGATATGGATAGTGCCATAAAATTATATGATCACGTATCTAATACAGTTAGTGACACATTCCCGCAAATGCTAAAAGATACATTTAATATTCCTTTAGATAAAGGTGCTGTAATGATTGCTGGTAGAGAAGTTGTAGGTAAAGCAGGTTTGTTTTTAACTAAGAAAAGATACGCAATACTTTGTTTAGACATAGAAGGTTATCAGCCTGAAGGTGGTAAACTAAAGGCAATGGGTTTAGAGATTAAACGTTCTGATACTCCTGAGTTTATACAGGACTTTTTAGAAGATGTTTTAGTTGATTGTCTGAATGGTGCTAGTGAAAGTGAAGTATTAGATAAAATTATTAAGTTTAAAGATTATTTTAAAAATTTGCCTGCATGGGAAAAAGGAACACCCAAACGTGCCAACAACGTCACAATGTACACTAGCAGAATGTTACAACAATCTAGAGTGTCTAGTAATATAAGATTACATAAATTGGACCTACTAGAAAAAGAAGGTCAAAGCACAATGATTCCTGGACATGTTAGAGCAAGTATAAATTGGAATACATTAAAAGAAGCAAACAGTGATACATACAGTTTGCCTATTACAGATGGTGCAAAGGTTATTGTATGTAAACTAAAAAATAATCCTATGGGTTATACTAGTGTTGCATATCCAACAGATGAATTAAATTTGCCACAGTGGTTTAAGGATTTGCCGTTTGATGATGACGCAATGGAGGAAACAGTAGTGGATAAGAAAGTGAAGAACGTATTGAACCCTATGGGATTTGATTTAGATAGAACAACACAAAGTAAAACTTTGAATACATTTTTTGAGTTTTGATCGGAAATTATGAATGTTTTTTACTTGACTTTTCTAAATAATAATGTATAATGAATTTATTCACGGAGAATAATTTATGGCTATAAAAGATATTTTAAAAGATGTTCTTAAACACACACATAGTTTAGGAATATTTGATTCAGTAAAACTTACAGGAAGTGTTGAATCTACAGAAATTGAAACTGTAGATGCAGATAAAACTGTAATATTAAAAGGTGAAACACACAATCCTGTACCTGACTTTGTAGATTCTACAGTTGGTATGAGTAGGATGTCTGTTTTACAAGGTAACTTACAATATCCTGGGTTTGACGATGACACAGGTTCTATTAAAGTTGTAACACAAGAACGCAATGGTGAGAATGTACCAGTTGAGGTAGAGTTTTCAAGTTCAGATGGAACTACTGCTAATTACAGATTTATGTCAGCAGAAGTTATTAATCAGCAACTTAAAGCAATTAAGTTTAAAGGTGCAGAGTTTGATGTAAACGTTGTGCCTAGTGATAAAAACTTAAAAGACTTAAATTACTTTAATAGTGTGTTAGGTGCTTTTGAGGCCAACTTTAGTCCTAAAACTAATGGTACTGATTTATGGTTCCATATAGGAGACGGCGTAAGTGATAGAACTAAGATTCATATTAGTAGTGAAATTGAAGGTTCACTTACAGGTGATTGGAAGTGGCCACTTGATATTGTTTTAAGAATTATTAAATTA